GTGAAAATTATGCAAGAAAGTGATGCATTTATTGCAAGTGCTCGTGATCTGGCAAAATTAAATAGCGTAGGTATTTTTTGGATAAAGCATTGGCTGAAGCCTTAGAAGGTATTGAAATCATTTTTATGATGTATATGGATGCTTGCAAGGAAATTCCATGTCCAACTGCTCAGGAGCATGGTAAATATCTATTCATGTTCCAGTTTTAGTCGTATCAAGGGTTCATTTATATAATGAGATGCTAAACCAAAGTATTCGTTAAGCTGAGTTAGCCAAATATTGAGAACGGTTTTAAAAATAGACTATTGTCTTTAAAACATGACTCTAAGATAAAATCTATTAAAAATGTGTTTTATGCTTTTAGAAAGCGCAAAAGTTAGTCACTGATATTTTCAAATTTAGACTTTTGTGTATTTTTCATTCTGTTTTTAATTTTTAAGGGAATGATTACCCTCGAAAACCCATTTAAATACACGTGTGAAAAAATGCAAACTATTTATAAATAACAATAAATTGGTGCGCTCAGCGGGACTCGAACCCAAGATAAAACCTAAACTTTACTCATACAATTTAATGACTTAGTGAAATACAAGGTTGTTTATAGGCTTTATATGGGAATTATGCCCTTTGACCAGGTACTTCCATGCTTCAGTATTAGAAAAATAAGGTTTAGGTTTTGATCTGTTTTTAATTAAGCACCCTATTTGCTTATCGAGTAATAAAGTAATAGCCAAAAAAAAGTGCCTAGATAATTAGGCACTTATATAAAAATCTCCAAGTAAGATATGGAGTAAGATCCCAGTAAGTTAAATCACTGGTTAATGTAATTATTGATTTTGGTTAAGTAGTCGGGAATATCTTCGGCTATGAGTTTTCCATAGTGTTTATAAATCATTGATGTATCACTATGGCCAAGCTGATCTGCGATCCATTCTGGTGGCACCTGCCCTGAAGACAATAATTGACTTGCGAATGTATGTCTTCCCTGATTAATTCCACGATATCGCACACTGGCCTTTTTTAAATGCCTTCGCCAGATGTAGCGCAATTCATAGTAATTAAAAGGTCGATCGTACTCTTGATTGATCCACACAAAATGTAGTCGTTCCTGCTTATATGTTCGGTTATCACGTTGCAGAACATTCACGACTTGGGCGTAACGATTGCCTGTGATTGCATACTGTCTGCGGAGTGCCTGAATTGCAGGCTGTAATAGCTTAATTTCGCGCTTTCTGCGGCGATTTTTAGTGACTTTGTGCAATCCTTTAACATGATTGCGATTGACCTGTATTGTGCCTTTTTCGAGGTTTATGTCTTCCCATGCAATAGAGATCTGTTCAGAGATTGATAAGCCTGTCCAAAAAATACAAGGCAGTAAATTTTGTATGTCTTGGTTGGCCATAGCTCCCAAAATCATTGAAATCTCAGTTTTGGAGAATGGGTCTGGCTCAAGATTGTCCAATTGCTTAATGACAATATTTTCAAATGGGTTATAGGGAATTTTATTTTCCTGTCGCCATAGTTCATGAATAGACGCAAGCCGGGTAATCACCTCGCGAATGGTTTTGGGTGCAAGGTTTTCTTTTAACTCATTGATCCATTTTTTCACGGCTGCCGTGTCGATGTCTTTCGGATGGATCTTAGCCCAACGTGGCGTGACATGTTTCTTGATGTGGCTGTAATAGCCATCAAACGTACTTGGTGCAACTTCCCAGCGGATCATTTCTTTGTACTGAGCAATGTAGTAAGACATTTGATTCTTTTTCAAATGTCTTGAGTTAGGGAAATGCTTGGCTAAATTGAATTGGTCTAACTCAATCTCGAGTTTAATTAATTCAGCCAATTTTTTGGCTTTCTCAACGTTCTCTGGTGTAAATGGCCAGATTAAAGTTTCTTTAATCACGGGTTCTGATGGATGTGTTTTCATCCAAATTCGCATGCTTTTGCCACGAACTTCTAATCCTGCGGACATGGAAAACCTACATTTAAGTATTTAAAAAATATGAGGGATATTTTAGAGGAACGCACCTCCGAGCGGAGGTGCGTGAAAGGTGCTCAAATTAGTTGAAAGGTAGCTCGTTTTGTTCGTCTATGCTGCTTCGAGCAAGGAGTTCATTTTCTAAAGATATTTTTAGATAGGGATCATCCGTTTTACCAAGCAGCCAATGAATATTTTTATCCTCTAAATCCTTAATTGAAGTGCCCTTATACTTCCCATAAAAAATATGGGTTGGATACCTTGCCTGTTCAGAAAATTCGAATAACTCTTCAAAAGACGAAATTTTAGTTTCACGGACAATTGCCACTAAAAGTGAATATGTCGTTTTACAGTCATTTAATGCTGAATGTGCATTTTTAAGACCACGTCTAGTTGCCTTGCGATCGGAACTTACCTGATATGCCAAAGCTGTTAAATTATGCGATTCTAGGTTTGGCCATAAATAACGAGCCATCGCTAATGTACAAATTGCTTTGATGCCATTCGTTGAAGTTCCAGCTCGATTAACTGCTGCAATGTCATAATCAATATTGTGGCCAATCAAATATTCAACACCAATGTCCTTCGGAAATTTGAACTTAGTGAAAGATGGGCATTTGACTAAGTCCTCATCGACGATGTGGTGTACAGCCATCGCACCAATATTAATAGGCTCACTTGGTTTAAAGCGTTTTGTGAAGTCGAATTGAGTTGGAATTAATGGAATATTCCCGCCAATTTCATGAAAAACTACACCCATCCCTGCAGCTTCAATAATATCGCCATGCAATTTGTGGGTTTCTGTATCAAAAATTAATGCTGTCATGATTATTCCATCCACTGCACACAGTTTTCAGTTTCGCACTTAGCTGCGATATGCCCATTTACTGCACTAATTTGATAACTCAATTTCCCTGCACTACAAATTGGGCAAGGCATTTCACCACCAAAAGTTAGTTGTGGTTTTTGGGTACCATGTTTGTCTGTGATTGCTTGGCGGGCAATTGCGATCGCTTGAAAATTCATTTCGGTTGCTCCTGCCCCATTTCTTGAATATCGACATGTTCAACGTAGATATAATTGATCTTATGAAAGGATTCATTTTCAGCATTTGGTACTGTGTTTTTGCTCCATGAATGATGAATAACACCAAAAACATCGTTATTAGAATTTGCATATCCATTCAAAATAAGACGTCCAGCAGTGGCATAAATATCATCTGAATTCTTAACATCGAAGCCACAGTAATTAACACTTTCAATATCTTCTGCAGTTGGATTAGCTGCCCAATCTGCAAGTTCAATTTCTATTTGCGCTTCTACAGTAATCGTTACTAATTTTTTAATACCCATTATGCCACCTGCTGAATTTGATTTTGTTTCATGGCTTCATTCAACTTTTGGATTCCGTTTAAGCCCTGCTCACGGATAATTTTTTTCACAAAGTTGAACTCTTTTAAGCATGCGTAATCTGTAAAACCAGTGACGCACGAAAGTTTTGCATCACTTCGCACTCGATCAAAACCAACTGGCACATCTGAAAGTAAAATTTCATTTAGTTCGCTGTTGATCCCTTTCCAGCGGGTTTTTAGACCATGCCCACGATCGACCGTTAAAGTGCTGCCAAATTTGAACTCGTTAAACGACATTTTTGGCATTTGGAATTGCACCGGCACTGACATCACTTCTTCCGTTTCAGGGTTGTAAAAATGACTGTCCACACCTAAATGCCATTCTTGTTCCAGTGGAATTAATATATTTTTCAGGCAAATGATTAAATCGCCTTTATATACTGAGTAAGCTACATGCTCTGGAGTTTGTTCAGGATCTTCTAAGCCTGTTTCTTCGCGGTGCTGTTCAACGGTTTCATTCACTTCATCGACACAGAATTCCATACTTAATTCATAAGGGCCCTGAGCAGCTGCATCTTGTTTCTGTTTCAGTTCAGCCTGTTGTTTAGCTCGAAGTGCATTTAATTTTTTAGGATTCATTGTTTTTCCCCAAGAATCAAAATTGCAGAAGAAACTATGCAAGAAAAGACCAGATTCAGGAACAAGGCATTCTTGAAATTGAAATTGAAATTCATGAGGATTTCTCCTGTTCATATCGACTTAAAGCATCGGCACATGCTTCTTCAGGTGTTGGCCCTTGCCCTTGCAACAATACTTTTCGATTGGGATCTTGCTCACGAGCATTACTGCAGATCCAAACCATCCAGTCTGTATAACGTGTATAAGCCAGCTCAAAATAGCAGTAGTGATTCGTTTGAAGCATATCTGTATGGATGGCCATAACTTTGGATAAGTTGTTTTGTTCTGTCATGGTTTAACCTACCTGCTCAAGTTCATTTAAATCGCAACTGCATTTGCCTATACGGAAATATTCAATAGGACCAGGTGCATCTTTTGGGGTAATTTCAAAACGATTAAGTTGGTATGTACGAACAGGTGCTTTCACTGTAATTTCATCACCCTTAATTTCGGTGATTTTTCCACTGTGCGCTTTTTGGCTTACAGCAATATGCCCATTGCCTATAATTCTGCGTTTTTGAATCATGAAATTCACTTCATCGCCCACTTGGTAGGCTTCAAAATTTGGAAGGATTAAACCACCACAGTTACAACGATATTTAGACATGGACTATGCTCCCAGTACTGCAGTGCTTGGGTTATGTACCAATTTTGACAATTGGCGATTTGCCCAACGCTTGCGGTGTTCAATGTCACTTGCCGTTAAAGCCACTAAGTCTTTAAAGTTCGCCTGACGTTTAAAACTGGTATGCGGATGTGTCTTTTTCATTTTGAAGAAATTCGGATGAATTAACTCAGTTTTGTAGGTTAGAATCGTTTTGCATTATTTGGTTCTCCAACTGATTGATGTGACACATACAGGAGTGGCCGCTTCTGTATGTGTGCTTTCTAAAAATTAATTGAACTGAAATCGATGTCCTTTTCGTCCATCTGCTAAGGCTGCAAGTAATAAAAGTTTCAAAAATGCCTCTGCAATATCTTCTTTATTGCCCTCCTGTTTTTCTTCGACCTTTTCAGGAGTAGGAACTTTCAGCGAATCATAAAATTCATCTGCATAAGCCCACTGGTGAATACTGGTTGGTTTTAAGTCGCCTTTACGCGTATGCCAAGCTTCGCAATTAGCACAATATCTAACTGGTGGCGCCATCGTGCGATCGACAAATACAACAATAAGCTCGCGATCTGGCTCAGGTAGATCTGTAGGTGCTTTGAATAGTTCAGTGGTTTTTGACATGGTTGGTTCTCCTAAAATTGGGATTAATCCCGTTGTGAAGTTGGTTTTTCAAAAATCCAACAGCGTTTGGTGGTACTGCTAATTTTGCTTTGTATAGCTTTATTTGCTTCAACAAAGCGATAGTGCAAACTGTGGCGCAGCGCATTTTGAAGTTCATTTACTTCAGGCAGTGAGTAGCGGTAATCCGCTGCGACTCTGTATAAATGAGCAAAGTTAATTGCGAATAAATCTGATCTGGCTGAGTGATTCAGTACAGTTTCTTGGTTAGTTGGCGTCTTGATGGCATCTTCCATTTCTTCGACTGTATTCCAGAAGTTTTGGACAATAATTGGATCTGACTTGAGTACCTTGTCTCGGTTCTGCGCCATGCCAAATAATTCATCACGCACCTTTTGTTGTATATCGTTTGGAATTAAGTCTTTTAAAACATGGGTACACATAGCATCGAATAACGCCAAAAGTTGGGCATGGTTATGAATCACACGCGAACTTTTAACGTTGTATATTTCTTGATGTAGGATTTCGTCGTATCTCTCCATGCCCAAGCGGTAGGATTCGAGTACGGCATTTTCTTTTTCGATACAAAGTAGAATGAACTGGCTGATTTGAGACTGTTCATATCGCTCAAGGTTACGAGAGGCGTATAAGCCTTTTTTAGACATTTGCTCTTTGGTGAATTTGTACTGAACAATACGTCCCATCACTGCTTCTGTAGACACAATTTCAGCATTTTGGCTGATCACCAAAGTCCCCATAAATGGCGGTTCATAGGTTTCATTCCCGCCATTTTTAACGCCTTTTGCACCAAGTGAACCGTTGTCATATAGGGTTTTTAGTGCGTTCCAATCGAACTGTTTTACTGTGCCTTTGTCCCCTTCACGGTCTGACTCGAGTAAAACTACAGGTAAATTGGAAACCTGTCTGAAGGTACGTAATAAGCCTGATATAGATGATTTACTTGGGTCGATACCCTCATAGTTTGAGCGACCAAATAACTTCCATAAAAATGAAAGCAAAGTCGATTTACCAGTTCCTGGTTCACCCACCAATTCTATAAATGGAAATGATTTGTGCATGCTTCGGATTTGCTGTGCAAAAAGGCTTCCAAAAAATGCTGTTAATGCCACCATGCCACGAACATCGTATGCATCGAGCAGATCCTTGACCCAAGCATCGGTGTAGTCACTGGCATTGTTGTTGATTTCTAATTGAAACGGTGCACGTGCTTTTAAGTTGGTTTTGCGTGGAAGTTCAAAGTATTCCTCTTTATTGATTTTAAAACGTCGACCGTTTTGGACTGCAATGTCACACAAAACATAGGTTTGATGTTCTTTGTGATAACCAACGTAATTAATGAGTTCAACTCGTTTGATGTCGCGCAGTTCCCTTTTAAGAAATGCGAGTAGCTGCTTACTGTTACCCTCATAAAACACACCCGGTGCAATATGCGTTAGACGTTCACCGAATGCACCTGCAGATGTGATTTGTGATGAAGTAAAAGTATTTTTAATCGTTTGGCCACCACGGGGAAAATCGACCTTGAAAAAATATGAAGCTTCGTCAATTTCCTTTTGATATTGGTAATACAGACCATAGGGACGGCATTCCATCATAATTTCTACTGTTGAAGCATGTTCTAATGCTGAGTCTCTACGCTCGGCAATGAGTAGGTCTTTTTCTTCTTGTGCCCAGTCTGTATTGTCATCTGTAGCATGTAGACCTTTCATGTAATCGTCATATTTGTCCATGTCCAACTTGAACCAATACACTTGATTTTTAAAGTCAAAAGGAAAAGATTTCATGCCTTTATGCTTGTAGATAAGTATGCCTTTATCAACAGCCTTCTCTGCAACAAGTAAAGCACCGTAATATTTATATGTTTCTAAGTCGCTGAACTTCAGTCGATCTTGTTTATATAAATCGTTCCAGTCCTGTTTTTTACGTCCACCCGGTGGCAAAGCAACTTCACATTCGAAACCGTCTGCTTGTGCAAGTTCGATATTTTTAAAAATACCTTTATGACCTGCTTCGTCGTTGTCAAACGCCCAAACCAGTTTTGGAAAACTAATCCCTTCTTCAGTACATTTTTGTGCGATTTCATTTAAAAAAATGGAAGGGTAATTATTGCAAGTTAGGGCTGAACAACTGGTAATGTCTGAAAACCATAATGCGATGGTGTCGAATATGCCTTCAGTAATCCAAATTTCTTTCGATTCTAAATAATTGGTATTTGGTGTGAGCCAAGCATGCCCCATTGATGACCAATCTTCTTTAAAAGTCGTTTTAGGCAAGACATCCTGTTGATCCAATACACGCTGCCACCATCCCTCATTACCTTGTTCATCCGTAATAGGAAAACGTAAGGTTATAGAGGTGGTTTTTTTAGGCTTATAGCGGGTAATCGACTCTTGTGCATACAAGCCTTTTAATTGTTCTAATGGAAAACCTCTTTCCTCAATTAGATATGCGTTAACAGTACGTAAAGGATCTTCAGGTGTTGGTTCAAAGCGTTTTTCCCACTTTTCAAAAAGTTCGGGAAAAAGGTCACGAACATGATTTTCATGCCCGCATTCATTTTTACGTGGACAGAAAACTATCCACGGTTCTTCGGCAAATGTCCAAGCTGATGACTCTTTGTGGTTACAGTCAGGACATCTGCCACGAAGTTTGTCGCCATTTGTAGAGGGCTTACGTTTAAAGCCATAAACATGCTCAAGTTTCTGTTCAACTTGTCTTTGTGTTTCTGGGAACATCATTTGATAGATTTGCCTTATTACAAATGCCGTTTACGTTTAATTTCTTCCCCTGCCAAATCGAGCATTTTTTCTTGAATACGTTCTCTGGCTAGGAATTCGATAGTTTCTTCAATTGAGGCAAGCCCCAACTGCTGTTGCACTTCTTGCAAGATTTTTAGTTCATGCTCTGTCAGTGCAATTTCATGTGTGAGCATTGCTTCAGCTCCTAGAAAGCTGTTTTTTCGCGCCTTCACTTAATATCTTGTACAAATTAAAATCGTCTTCAGAATCATCGACTAGGGTGTGGATGGCCTGCTTCATTGCCATTTGGCGAATCAGCACGCTGATTTCTATACCTGAAAGATTCGATGCTGCTGTGAGTAAGCTTGTTTCATCGTTGGTTAAGTTGATGCTGAATCGGTTATCACGAGGCTGCTTTTTAATACGACGATGTTGTAAAGACATGGATTTATCCCTCTTGGTTGTTGCTTTTACCTTGCATATAAAACTTGGCAATAATGCTCGAATGGCTTTGGTCTGTTTGTTCTGCCATTTTGTTGATTTCGTCAGCTTCTTCTTTGGGGAGGTAGACGTTGAAACGGACTCGACCACCTGTGATCTTTTTTGATCTGGGACGATGATTTTGGGGTGAAGTTTCTGTACTCATACAGTATCCTACGGTTATAGTGATGTGCTAAGGGTCACTATAGCATAAATATTTAGTCTATCAATATGTATCGGTGAAATATATGTCCGAAAACTATGATGAGCTGTCAGCCATCATTTCTGATCGCTTTAAATCGGAACTAGAAAGAAATAATTTGCGTGCAAAATCACTGAGCCGTGATATCGGAGCGCATGAAAATACGCTTGGAAATTACGTGCGTAATAAAGTTCCCGATCAATGGGTGTACTTAGCTAAACTGCATGAGCAAGGTATTGATATTCGTTATGTGCTGCTTGGTATTGATCCCGAATTTTCAGGACTGACGAGTGAAGAAAGTTTGTTATTAAAGGCTTACAGACAAATAAGCCCTGAAGCTCAAGAAGCATTACTTGGACTGGGTAAAGTGATGGCCAAGGAATCGGAAAACAAAAAATGAAAGCCAAATAAAAAGCCCACTTTGCAGTGGGCTTTTTTCTTATTCCTCTATTTGGCTCTGAACTTGCGCTAAGTTAAATTCGAGCGCCATGAGCTTATAAATTAAATCATTATTGCTATAGGTTACGTCTTTGTCGTTCCCTGCAGCTTCAAGTGACTGTCTCCAAATACGAAGATCGGACAATGTTTGGTCTATAAGTAGTTCTTTATCAAGTGTTTGCATGTGATTAGCTCTATCAATTTGATTTAATTGAAATTGCCAAACACGTACCTCTTCATTGTTCCAAATGGGACTTATTACCGTAAGTTCTCCGTTAAACTTAGGATATATCAAGTCATTTAGCGACTGTTTTAAAACGTCAACATCTAAATCTTTGGTCGGTTGATCACTTTTAGATAGTTCATTGAGTAAATCATTCAACTGATCGGGACAAACTGAAAGCAGTCCTTTTGCTGTGTCATGGTTAAAAGATATCTGCGCTTTTACACACCGATCGATTAATTCAAACAACTTTTCACATAAGAGCTGACTTTTCGCACTACTGGCCTGTACACGCGAAGCTATGGGGACATAAGGGATAATATTTGTATTTTGATTCATGTACTTATTCCCCTAAAAAAAGAATGGAGAACGTTAGCACTGCCATACAAATTTGGGCTAGTCCAGCGAATGTATTTTTGAGAAGTTTTTGAGTTTTACGTTTCTTTAAGCGTTGCTCGAAGGCAGCAAGGTCATAGATTGGGGTGTGCTCTATGCAGCCTTGGTGTTGATAAAATTTAGATGTGCGAACTTGAATCTGTCTTTTCATGACTAAATTCCTTGTAGGTTTGGTTTTAAACCTACCGCCATTCTTCTCACGGAATGGTGGCAGACCGAACAGGGGTGAGAATACCGTCCTACAAGTACGGCCAGTCAAAGACTGCCCTGCCCGATCTACCATAACGAGTATAGCCGATCAGACTTTTTAGGCAAAAAAATAGTCGCTTAAGCGACGATATTTTATGCGCTTGTAGGTTAAAACAGGTTCTCACGCCTGCGCACCGATTTTGCGGTGCTTTTACATGTTGCCGATAGTGAGGTGTTATGTCAATATAGTGAGGTACTATTTTTTATAAATAACTGACTTTATGAATAATTTTGAAAATAAAAAAGTATCAATCCCTTTAGCTATTGGGATTTTTTTAATTCCTTTAATTTTTGCTTGGTTTACCTTAAGAAAGGGTTACAGCAAAACCGCAAGAATGATCAGTTTTGGGTGGTTAATTCTTGGCTTTGTTGCATTTGCATTGATGCCGACACCGCCAGCATCTAAGCCTGCTGTGGATGAGGAAATTACCAAAAATACTGCACCTGCGATTGAACCTAAGGCTGAAAAAGTAGGTGATGTGAAAACTGAGCCTGTAGTTGAAAAAGTAGAAACAAATTTGGGGATAACACCTGAGCAGTTTAGAAAAAAATTTAATGCACAATTAAAAAAACATGATATTTCATTTATCCGTCCGTTGGGTGAGTTTGACATTAAACAAGGTGAGGTGAAAGATTCCTTCATAGTTCAATTTTCTGATGATTTGGGTATGACAGGAACAGTAAATAAGGACGGAATGTTACGTGAAGTACTGTTTATTATGACAAATTCAAATGAAGCAGAAAATCCTGTACCTAATCTGTTCATAGTTACAGGTACAACTTCAAATATTTTGAACAGTAAAAATACTAAGGAAGGTACAGATTCACTCATTGATTTAATTAAAAAATCAATGGAAGGCATGGAGACGAAAGAAAACACTCACTCTAAAGTGATTGGGGATGTTAAGTATTACGCGATTGCCAGTCCAGAAATGGGATTATGGGTAGGATTCTCGCCTAAGGACGATTAATAATGCTCAGATATTTAATTTTTAAAAGTTGATAAATTTATGATTTTGCATGGCTACAAATTCTTCGTCATTGATCACTTATGGGAACTAGCACCTACCGTCGATCAATTCTTCAAAAATCTAATTGACTTGTATCCGCCTAAAACCGATTTGGATGAATTCCAAGGCATGTTCTCTGGAGCCACAATTAAATGGAAATATGCACAACAGTTAGCTAAAGATTTAGGATGGGAGGGTGATTTCGTTGGTGAGCCTAGAGTTTTTTGCTTACCTGATCCCTCTAACATGGCTATTAACTATGGCTTTGTATTTAAGCAGTATAACAATGGAATGACTTACGTCATTTCACCAATTTATTTGGATTACATTGCTGAATTTGAAGATGTTGAATACAAAAGATTAATTATTGACTGAAATATCTCAAAATATTATCTAAGAAAAAGGTCACTCTTCGTGACCTTTTTCTTTTTCCCTATATCCTGCCAACCACATCTGCGGTGTCTCTGCCCAACTTCTTAAATGGCGAGGCTCTTGGATTCCATAAAATGCATTCATGAACCTTTCGTGCCACCATTGATACATACCATTGTGGGGTCTTAATCCGCATGGATTCATATCTTCACGAACACTTTTATAAAATAGTTCAAAGAGTTGTTCAGGATTCACTGGATCTCCTTGATTGGGGTCCAATCACTTGATTCGAAAACAAGAATGTAGCTGACAGAAAATATCAGCCAAATGTCTCCCATGTCTTGAAGTCCATTACTCGCATTTTGAGTGTAGAAATAAACAAGTCCAATAAATAAATACCAAGTCACACAACTAAAATATGCAGACTTTCTTATGATGTTTGCCTTTGTTAGCACAAATACCATTATGAAAATTAGTAAGACTTTCAACAGAAAAAATATTGATAACGCGAGGATTATTTCAGTCATGTTAGTCACTATAAGAGCTGCTGCTAGAATCTGATCCGCTATCCCAACTGCTTGAGGAGCTGCACTCGCTTGAATATGATGGTGGCGTAAAGGATGTGTCTGGAGCATGATTCTGAATAGGACGATGAAAATCAGAAGTCATTCGACATGGTTCAGGATCACTGACAACTGAATTAATCAGATTTTGCTGTTGTTGCACCAAATAAAGATCTGTTGTATCGATGCTTGTCAGCCGTCTTTCAGATGGAGATCGAACAGACGTAGTTTGTCCACCGATCTCTTGTTTTGGTTTAGCTTTGCAACGATGAGTTTGGAAAAACCAAGTACGTGTTCCACAAATATTACATTTGGCCATGATGAGTGCCCTTTAAAGTTGAAATATATGTCCCCGCCAATAAATGGCGATTTAGAAACTGAGTGAATGATTTGGTGCTGGAATGACTTAAACTAAAGTTCACAGTTGTTTCGAGTGGGTAGCTGCAGATAAGTTCAAGTGCAGTCCCTTCTCGTTTTTGAGCGATTGATAGAACTGAGAAATCCTTTTCTGCACTTAAATCCATTCCCCCTACAGAAAGGTTGTTATTTGCCGAAAAGTTAATGCATAAGCGATCAATCATTTCTAGGCTCTATACAATCGTCATTTGCTGCTTTGAGTTCTTTTAACTCTTGAATAGTTGGTAACTGAATAGATGGATCGGGCGTTGCACTTGGAGAAATCACGTAAGTCAGTTCAATATTTCCTACACAAGAAAAGCTGCAAAGAATATTAGGACACTGCAGTCGAATTTCTTTAAGGAGTGGATGTTTTTGTTCGCTGCTTCTTATTTTTAAGTTGGTCACCTTACAATGTGGACAGATCATTCTTGGTCGTTATTTTTCACCATTCTAAAATAAAAGAATAAATATTTGTTCTTTTTGTTGAATTTTAATAAGATTTCGCCTGTTTTGCTCATGTAGAAAAAACTTATGCAAAATTTGAAATGCCAATGCTGTTTTAAGCTACTGGCAAAAGTTGGGGCTTTTGATGCATTAGAAATAAAATGCCCACGCTGTAAAACGCTAAATACATTTCAGAGCACCCTGAGTGCCTTACCTGAACGCCCAGAGCGTCGAATCGACACAGGTAAGATCGATGACAAACACTTCTGTAATTCCGCAATACAATCCTAAAGGTCACAGCTTTTCTGGCTGGCTGGGTGGTAAATCTCAACTTGCACGAACCATTATTGACTTAATGCCCGAACATAAAACCTATGTTGAAGTATTTGGTGGTGCTGGATGGGTTCTCTTTAAAAAAACGGCTTCTCCAGTTGAAGTGATTAATGACGTGAATGATGACTTAATCAATTTATACCGTGTGCTGAAATATCACTTTGAAGCATTCTTAGACGAATTTGAAAACACCCTTTTCTCGCGCACGTTGTTCAATGAAATGAAAAAGAACGATCGTGGACTGACAGATATTCAGCGTGCAGCTAAATTTTATTATTTGCTTCGTGCTGCCTTTGGTTGCCAGTTGGATGGCTCATTTTCATATAGCCGTGACCGTAAAAGCCGTTTAAAACTAGGGGAAGAGTTGCGCGAGCATTTGGTTTCAATTCACACCCGGCTGCAGAATGTTGTGATTGAAAATGCGAGTTATGATTATGTCCTCAAACGTGTCGATGGACCCGAAACGCTATTTTATTTAGACCCGCCCTATTGGGACTGCGAAAATGCTTATGGCAAAGGGATTTGGTCGAAACAAGACTTTTATGATTTGAAGGATTACCTTGATAAAATTCAGGGCAAATTTATTCTCAGTTTGAATGATACACCTGAGGTCAGAGAGCTATTCAAAGACTATAAAATCCAGCATAAAAAGATTCGTTGGTCTGTGAATAGCAAAGCAGCGCATGAAGAGCATAATGGCAATGAGTTGATCATCACCAATTTTTAAGCAGTTTCTTTGACTTGTTGCAACATATCCTTTTTAGCATTGAGCCGTGGCATTTCGTTTTTTAAGCGATTTTCTGCGGCTTTTTTGCTTTGATACACCTTGTTAATCACTTTAGGATTGGATTGGTCTCCCAATGTAACCCAATAGCGAGGTGCAATTTTTTTCCCAATCGTGTATTGGGCTTTAAGCCCTGTGTAGGGTTTAATTTCCAATTCGTTATGTGCAGAAAACTTACCAGTTTCTAGATCAAGCAAAGCATATTCACGATCTAAACGCGATTGAGCTGCTTCTTTATTTACATACAAATAGGTGAAATGCTTGGGGTTAGATTGATCTCCCTTTGTTAGCGCAACGGCTTTGTTCCCTGACTGGTAATAAACCACAACACCCGTCCATTTTTTATCTTTTTCCGATTCAAACTGGTCCTCAAATAACTCGGAGACGTCATCGACATCTGGGCAAAATACCTCAAGCTCTAAGGCAGTGGTAAAACCATTGCTCGCATCTATGCTGTGGGTGATGCGTGTACCGAGCCAATAAACCTCGTCGATCTGTTCTTTTAGACCATCAAATAGAAAAGTCATTTCAGGAATCAGGTCTGGATTGCCGTAGGCCAAGTTATAGCTGAAGGTCAGTGATGCGCGTTTAAGATCTGCTAGTTTTGCTTTGGCCACCAAAGTTGCCGATTGTTTGTCTTGGTGAATATGGCGAAGCTCTTTGATGTTTTGGTTACTGGCATCACCATAAACGACTTCAAGCTTTTTCCCTTGTGCAGCATCATAATAAAAGGCGCGGACTGCAGTAATTTCATCGCCACCATCGGTATTGCTATAGCGATGACTGTCCCCTTTGTCGCGGGTAATTAAATATGTTGGAAGGTCTTGGCCAGAGATGGTCTGTGAAGCACCTTTGGGCATAAACAGTAATTTTCCGTCATGTTCATCTGCCAGTCGCGTCAGTAAATTTGCATCGGATTCATTTTGGATCAAATTGATAATTTGATGTTTGGCCAGTGATTGGTGCACTGATAAATCGAGCTCATGTTGGAATGCAATTGCCTGTAATACGGCTTCTAAGGTGACGTTGCTGAAGCTGCGTTCTTTTTTCTGTTTTAGACCTGTTTTTAGGTCAGCACTGGTGGCACGGATGGTTAAAACATCAGGCGCGCCCGAATGTTCGACCTCTTTCACTTTGTACAAGCCTTTATAGACTAAGCCTGTATTGCTCCAACCGATCCATGCTTGAATCACTGCATCTTTAGGTGGGAGGTTTAATAAGCCGTCATGATCTGAAAGCGTCACCTCAAGCGCGTCACTTTCCATGCCCCGATTATCTGTAATCGTAAGGCTAATGAGCCGATCCTGAAATTTGGTGCCGATGTCGACGCCATCGACCAATAGTCTATAGATGGCGTGTGGATAGCTATCATCAAGTTCATTCATCAGGTTCATAAGACTTTTCCTACAATGCTACCTAAGACGTTCCCCATCAAAGTTCCTGCCGTTTGGGTTTTGGTGAGCTTTAAAGAGAATTCAACCTTTTTGGGCAGACCATCTTTGAAGAAATAAGTTTGTGTCTCTTCGACCGAGTCTAATTTCCACATCCCATAAATTTTCCCATTACCCGCAATGAGGGGAAAGGACTTACCCGTGTCCCCCATCACACGCAATGCAGTAATTGATAGCTGCTGGCCAAACTCGGGAACAATAGAACCTTCTAGCGTGATGGTGTCTTCCCCCTTACCCACGAACGAAAATACGAACATGCCTAAAATCATCATCATTGGGTAAATTCCTATTCATCGTCCATATAACTGCTACGAACACGCGCTTGCTTTTGCTGGTCACGACGATTCAACACGCCCTCAATCATGTTTTGCAGTTGTTGAATGGTTTGTCCTGGTGCAGCAGTAATTTGGATGGTAATGGTGTCGCCTTGTACCTGAATTGGCGTACTCGATTTGCTTGCAAGCTGCGGTGAAGCCCTAAAAGTAGGTTGAGCAATATCACTCTGCACAATATTTTGATGTGTCCTATCAAGAACCTGCAAAGGAAGCCCTGCTGAATTGAGCATACCAACAGCCATTCCTTGCATCGTAAAATCACCGATTTCAGCAAAAACACGACTAGGTGAATGGATATCTAAGATTTTTTTAGCTTTATCAATTACTCCAGTGACAGCACTGGAAAGAGCATCTTTTACAGCTTTTACTTTTGACAAAATACCATTCTTTAAGCCTTCCAAAATCATTGAACCGAAGCCCGTGAACTTTGCAGGCAGATCGATACCAAACCAACGCAATACACCAGCAAAAGCTGTATAAAACAACCCAAGTGGTGACCAATTGATAATGAGTGCAGTGATTCCTGCAAGGCCACCATTAAATGCTGTTTTGATTTGCCCCCAAATATTGGTAAAAAATTCAGGTATTTTTTGGAAACTAACCACAATAAACCCAATGGTATTACCGATTGCAGTACCTACGATGTTGAACAGTTCTGCCCCAACCATAACAATTGTTCCAATAATTGCAGCTAATGCCATACCAAAACTTTTACCATTTGCTGTGGCGGTTTGTAGTTGCTGGTTGGTTGCTTGGAATGGCGTGAACAAGCCAGAAATAGCATCCTTTGCCCAGTTAAAAGCTGAAACTAAGGCATTCCACACTGGTAATAATGGTGCAAGTACAGTTTTTAAACCTGTAAAAGCTGTCTGAATACTATCTAATAATGGTGAAAACCCAATTTTTAGACCATCCCAAAAACCAACAAAAAATGCTTTGATTGGCCCCCAGTATTTCCAAATCACTACTGCAAGTGCAACAACTGCTGCAATGATCCATGTCATTGGGTTGGTTAATAAAGCAACCGATAGTGTTTTAGTACCTGTAATTAAAAGTGGTAAGGCTTGGCGGCTCAGAAAAATAAAGGCTTGGCCAAGATAACGAACTCCCTTTGCTATAAGCCCTAGGCGCGTAGGCAAACGAATTCCGAACTTATCTGCAGCTTTGCTAAATATCCACATGATTAATGCAAATTTAGTAATACCTGCGATAAGACTAAAAATAGTGCCAAACAATAGATTCCCTGTATAGCGCACACTTAGCATTGCAACTTTAAACATCAACAGTTTCATCGCGACATTAGCCAATGTCCGAACTAGCTCAGGATTTGCATCAACCCAAAGTTTAATGCGATCAATAAATGCACCTAATCCTGTGACAAAACCACGGATATCTGTTCCTATCGCATTTAATACTGAAATACTTAAATCTTGGATACTTCCGCCAAGTTGTTCAATATCTCCAGCTAAATTGTCTTTGAGAATTGCAGCTGCACGTGCTGCTGCACCTTCTGAACTTTCAAGCTGTGCGGTCAATTCTTTAATTTTATTAACGGTCTTTCCTGTATTTTTATCCAGTACAACGGATTGATCGACTAATACTGCGAATGCAGATACTGCTTCTTGCCCAGCAATATCCTTAAATACGTCCAAACGTTCTTTTGAGCCCATTCTTGCAGTAGCTTTATTTACTTCTGCCATGATGTCTGACATATCACGTAAATTGCCATTGGCATCAGCCGTTTCAATTTTCAACTTTGCAAATGCATTCCGAGCCTCTTTGGGTGGGGCTGCAAAACGTGTCATGATGCCACGCAATGAAGTACCTGCCTGTGTATCTAGGATATTACTATTCCCTAATAAACCCGTCATTGCGGTGGCTTGCTCAATACTTGCACCGTAGGCTTTGGCAATTGGTGCAACGTATTTCATAGTCTCACCGAGACCATCAACACTGGTTGCGGTGAGGTTGGTTCCTTTTAAAAATACGTCATTAACCCGACCAATTTCACTTGCTGCCAAACCAAATCCATTTAAGGTACCTACTGCAATTTGTGCAGCACGTTCTAATTCAACCTTTCCTGCTTCAGCCAACTGCAAAGTCCCACCTAATGATTGGTGAATTTGATCGGAATTAAAACCGCCTGAACCTAATGCAAATTGAGCTTGTGCAGCTTCGCCTGGACTAAATGAAGATGCTGCACCCCACTTTCGAGCATCTGCAGTTAATTGTTTCATGGCTTGGCTTTGTTTTTCTAAATCGAGTACCGACTGAACCCCTGACATTTGTTTTTCAAAGTCTATTGCTGGTTTTAAAAATTGATAAATCCCTGCCCCTGCTATTACTGAGTTTACGGCAAGGCTTTTAAATTCTGCGCGCATCTCTGCACGATTTGACTTAAGCGTGTCTGACCAAGCTTGTGTTTTATGGCGGACTGTATCTAAAACATTGGCTATACGGTCATAGCCTGAATGCATCGTATCCAACGCACCACTATGATGTTTTAAATCTGTTGATCCCATTTGAAGATTACGGGAATACTTTTTAAAAGACTTTCCACCATTCAGGCTACTTTCGAGCCTGTCAATGGAATGAGTAAGCCGATCTATGGACTGATTTGTCGATTGTACATTCTGCTGAAACTGCCGAATTGGTTGAGTGGCTTTATCGATAAATTTAACAATGACACTAAGATCTAACTTACTCATGTATGCTTACTCTGTTTCTGTTCTTTTTCTTGCACGGTCTTCCCATGCCATGAGTTCTTCCAAGCTGAAATCTGCACAATCTGCAGGTGTCCAATGAAAGACAACTGCAAGATTGGCAACGACATCATCTACGCAGCTTGGGAGTTGTTTGAGGCTTCCAAAAAACCAGTAATCCCTTCTGCAATTTTTAGTGTATCCATCAGTTCTAATGAATAAACTTCTTGAGCCGTCATCGCTGGGAGCGTGATACGTGGTAAAAGCACAGCCAAGGCATTAATTTCAAAACTCAATACATCTTTTAAGCTCAGACCACGACAATGACCTGTATTGGGTTTCACTAAAGTAATTTCAGTGACTTTGTTTTCTCCACGTTGAAAGCCAAAATCAAGAGGGATATTTTTTGTGTTAGCTTGGTTTTGCATAGCAAATTCCTTAAATAAAAATGTGATGTAAAAAAACCTCCTGCAGCACTGAACTACAGAAGGGTAGGAAAATTAATGGCCAATATTGGCGCGGTGTTTTTCAAGCAGATCTACACCGTTGACACGTTCAATCATGTTCGGAATATCAATCAAAACTTTCTCAACGCCATCAATCGATAACTTGTAATAAGACCAAATGGTTTTGATTGAGGTTTCAGTGTCATCCCCTGCTTTTTGGTTTCCGAAATCAATTTCTTCATGAC